ATGTGGCCGCACACAACGCCGCAATGATGCACCTGGGGCACACCGTAGGCGATACAGTCAAGCGCAAACGTCCAGTCATCAGCCACCACGCCAAGCGGATCATTGCGAAAGGCCAGCAACTCCAACACATCCCGGCGAATCAACGTACAGCCCATGCCGGCGCCCTGTGTCTCTACTACGTTGCCGAACCATTGCGCCGCTAACTCTGGTTGTTCGTCCACGAATGACACTTCATAGCCCGACAGCTTCGTAAACGCCAACCAGTGGTACGGCGCATATCGCATCACGTACAGACCATACGCCACCGGTACATCGAGCGCCGCCAAACGTTGCAGCGCATCGGGCGGGATGATCATGTCCGCCTCTACCAGAAACAGCGCGTCATAGCTGCCATCTAGCACCAGGCGCCGCGCCTCGTTGTGCTTGTCAACGATGTCGGCGTACTTGCCCCGTGCGTTGGGTCGGTCATTGCGACCGTACACAATAGGCATTGTCGGCCAGTCTAGTTGTTCGATGCTTGCGGCGGTGCGTAGGTGTAGGCGTGGCTGCGTTGGATTGAGTGGCACGTAGGTCAGGATGCGCACTTGACAGCCACCCCGCTGATGTCCGTGTCGTTGTACATGCGAATGTCATAGCTATGCAGGCGTTTCGTTATATCAAATAGGTATGACATTCCATCTGGTAGCAGCCTATAGCAATCTACCGGGTAGCGGTGGTACTCCCACCTTGTGTGTGTGATGATGACCAGCAAGCCTCCTGGGCGCAACACTCGCACTAACTCAGGCACCCATAGCCAAATCGCCTGCACATGCTCCATCGTACTGCCGCTGATGACAATATCGAACGAATCGTCGTCAAACGGGAAGTGGTACGGATCGGGCGCCACTACATCGACGTTCGGGCCGGCGCTCACATCCATGCCGGTGTATTGCCAGCCGCGCCGCTCCACCATCGGTCGATAGGTGCCATTGACATCGTAGCTGCCCACGTCGAGCAGGCGGGCATGGCCTGGCCAGCGGTCTAGGATGCGGGTCATCTCTGACATTGATGCATCATGCATTAGGATTCGTTAACCTTTACCGTTACGGTAAACCGCACGCCAAAACATAGTTGCTGGTTATACTGCATCGGCAATGTCTGATAGCGCAGCCCCACACCGCCGGTCGTGTCCCACACTACATGGCTAACGGCGCCGCCCAACGTCTGGTCGGCCTTCAGCGCCGAAAATGCACGGTCGGGCCACGGCTTGGCAGCGTCTACAACCTCTGGCAGATACTGGCGGGACAGAAACACATCAGCCACCAACGTGTGCAGGCTATAGCCACCGCTGGCCGTGTAGTACATGATGCCGTCTTTGCTATACACAATCAGCGACGGGAAATCATTGATAGATTCAGGCGGATCGGGATAGATACGCTTCAGCCCTGGCATAGTCGCCAGCGTTGTGCGCAGCCCATCAATGGCGGTGTCTAGGCTCATAGACTTGGCCCTCGGCTTCTCAGTAGCGCCAGCACTTGTTTCGGGATGGCCTCGCTATAGATAAGCTGCCCTAACTCCTGATTGGCGGTAGCGTCCTGCAATGCGCCTTGATAGCGTTTCAGGAGATACCCCGCCCACATGGCGCACGCTTCTGCAATGTGGTCAGGCACGCTTGTGCTATAGCCGAACTTACCCAACACGCTAATCTCGCCATCGTCATAGAAGCCCCAGGTGTAGCCATAGCTACTCAATAGCTCAATGTAGTGTTTGCGCGGCTCATTGCGTGGATGTAGCCGATACCCATTCGACGGAATGACAACCGTGTCACCATTCGTCAACGTGGTCACCGACAAACATGGCACGTCCAGGTACAGGCGGCCGCGTACAATGGCGTCATAGCCATAGTGCCGGGTTGTATCCACAGACACAGCAAAGCCACCAGACGGCATATTGTGATATTCGTCAAGCTTTAGCGACACGGTATTGATCATCTGCGTGATACCCGCCTCAAAATCAGTCGTGCTAATATTGAGGCGGGCTGCATCCCGTACATCGGTTGGCGTGCAGTAGGGTACTGTCATACACTATCCCTCGGCAGCAGGTTTGCGCTTGCGCTTCGGCTTCGGCGCATCCTCTGCCGGTTGCTCTGTCGGTTGTTCCACGGCTACCGCGGCGCCCTCAGCAATGATTTGCATAGCGCAACCACTGTCAAGATCGGCAATGGTCCCGGCTGTGTAAAAAATCTCTTGCGTAAGTTTGCCGCGGTAGTCACGGCTGAATTGAATCAGCATGTTAGGCCAGTGTTCCGCCGATGTTGTTCAGCACGTACCACTCGCCCTGATAGGCGACGACCCGCAACTGATTCCCGATGGCGGCGCCGAACGTACACACATCACCGGCCGCATCACCTGCATTAAAGCCGATGGTGGTAGCGGTGATGGTATGCGCGGCGGCCGTTGTTGACACAATGTCAATGACAACGCCATCGTGCGTGGTCGCCGTAGGCGCGGCCAATGTCAGATTGGCTGCCGTCCCCTTGGTGATAAAAACTTGCTTTTCACCGCGGTCAGGAATGGCAATGGCGCCATTGGTGCTGGCCGCTTCGACAACACGAGTGATGTCACTGCCGGCAATTGACGCCAGGTCAGACCCAACCGCCACACCCTTTTTTAGATTAACCAAGTTAGCCATGATGGCCCCCTTCCGGCTTAAAGTGTGACGTTGTAAGAAATCGCGCTGGCTTCCGTATCACGGTGGACCATGCCAACGCGCATCATGCCGACGATCACGGTGCTGTCACTGAGGGCGTCACGCTGAACCTCAAACGTCCAGTTGCGCTTGTAGCCAAGGCGCCACTGATCCCAACGCACGGCCAAAATGCTGCCGGTCGTGTTATTGCTGGCGGTGTCCAGGTCGATTTTGCCGGATGTGTTGGCCTTTAGGCCATACGTCGCATCTTGGTTCGCTCTGTGCATGTTATCCGTGGTCAGCACGTCGTATCCGTAAACCCGGCGCAAGACGCCTTCCTCGATGGTCGGCATTGAGTAAACGTCCTGTGTCTTGAGTTCGGCCAATTCCAACGATTTCCAGTGCGTGAACATATCCACGATGTAAGAGACGCGGGATTTCTCGACGGCATTCTTGCCACCCAGGCCCATGAGCTTAATGGTTTCCAGGTAGTCTTCAATCGTCAACGCGCCGGCGCTGCGGCTGTTGGCCGTGTTGGTCACAAGTGCCAACTTGCGGAAGCCGTCGAACAGCAGGAAAGCCTCGGTGCCACCAGGAGTGCCGCCGATGTCGTTGATGTTGGTTGTGCCACCGGTGGCGGTGTCACCATCGATAACCACATGCTCCAGTACTTCGGCGCCTTCGACAATCAGGTCGCGGCGGAGTTCGGCAATCCACGGAATCAGCGAATCTTCTTCAAGCTCGCCGCTATAGTTGACAGCGGCACCCAACTTGCTGACGGTCAGCGTTTTGTTGGTTGTGCCCATGCGGCTCGTGGTCACGGTCGGCGTAACACGGCCGGGATTGCTGTCCTGTGCAGTCGCTTGCGCAACCTTGTAGAAGGTCGGACTAGTGGTGTTGACCGGAATCACAATCGATTCACTGCCCTGGGGCACAACCACGGTTGGGATACGGCTGACGATTTGCGTTTGTAGCCGAATCTTGTCCCAAAGTTGGGTGCTGTAGGTAACGCCGATCCACTCGTCGCCGTAGCTGGAAAGCGTGCTATAGTTGAGTTCGTTAGCCTTCATCCCCTTGACGGCTTCAGGCATAGCGCTCTTGGCAGACCGGTACTCATCGCCTTTGCCTTCACTGGAATCAAGCAGGCGAATGGCCAGGGCGCGGCGTAACCCTTCAGTCGTGCCGGGGCTTTCACGTCCATCAATGCGAAGCCCCTTGGCGCTGTTCAACACGCCACTCATAAACGAAAGGTCTTCAATCGAAAGCCCGTCGTATTTGACATCGAACTTTGCCACATGGGGCGCCCCACCAGGCAGGCGGCGAGCCTCGGCGGCTTCGGCCTTGGCAGCTTCAGTGGCGGCTTTGGCAGCATCCAGTTCGGCTTGCATCGCATCACGCTCAGCTTTGGCGGCCTCGGTGGCAGCAGCCTTCGCTGCATTCTCGATCTCGACCTTGCGGTCAGTCTCGGCTTTTGCGGCGGCATCGCGTTCAGCAAACACGGCCGCAACAAGCGCTTTTACATCATTCGGGTCCATCTTATTAACTCCTGTAGAACTAATGTCTTGTTGTGTGTCCGTCTCAGTTGCTTTTGCCGATGCCAGCCCTTGCGCCGGTGTACGGCCGGCGCCTATAGCTGCATCCTCTGGCGATTGCGCAGAGTCGGTAGATATGTCATCAGGCAGGGTCAAGCCCGCCTGTGCATAAACTGATTTGAGTACTGGCATCGCTACGGCGTATTGATTCGCCGGCTGCCGTTTGCCCACTGCGTCAAAAATACTGAGTTCCGCCACGGGCCAGTGGGTAATATGGCCGTCACGCTCTTTGCGCACGAGGTGCGTGATGCTGCCACTCGACGCCCGCGCAATACCTTGTTTGGCGGCAGTCCACACGCGCTGGGCGTAGCTGCTGGCCTTGTCTAAGATGACTTTGTACCAGTGGCCCTTGGCGTCCGTGCGGTCATATGTAGCCATGCCGATGTAGGCCGGTTCCGTGGCGGGCTGGTTGTTCTCATCCCATCCGTGAAAGTACACGGCGGGAACCGATGGCAGCTTGTCCTGATAGATGTTCGTCTTCTGGCTAAAGTATTCGCCGTCAGAATCCCGCCCGTTATTGTGTCCACCGAACGGCACGCCCAGCACCTCAAGCGCCCATTCGCCGTCACTTTTGATGGCACGGACAATGCCGGTAATGATTGGCTGTGTTTCGGCTGATTGCAGTTCAAAGCCCTTAACCGCGTCGCCCTTCACTTCGATTTCAATGTTCACCTCACCCTCATCTTCGCTTTCATCCTCGTCACCCTCGCTCATACCGAACAGCATGTAGTCGATGCGCTCGCCGGCCCAGATGAGCGAAAAGCCGGGAAAATTCATGTCCAGCGACTGCACGTCAAGCGCCGGCATTGCCCCAGTGAGTGGTAGATAGCCAAGCGTGAGGTGCGGCGTAAATCCGTGGTCTTCTGGCAGCTCGACACAGCACTCAGTCAATTCGTGGATGATCTTGGCGCGAAGGCGAAACAGTGCCGGGCTATCGTAGTTGGCGAATACCGGGTACACCTCATCGTTGCCACTGAATCGTCCATAGCCGTTTAACTTGCCAGCAACGGGTTCGCACTCGCTGGCGATGCAGGCTAGCGCTTCAATAACCTTGTTTTTGTAGCCGGTCAGCAGTTGCGCATCGTCGCCGAGATAGAGCAACGTAATGTGGTCGGCTTCGCTGTTGTCCATGTCACCCACGCGATAGGCGGCAATCTGCGCTTGTTGTTCAGTGGACAGCATGAGCGCCACCATTGCGCCGGGGTGTGCATTCGGGTCAATCTGCACAGCCTTGGCAGCATCCGCAGGCATGGCGGGCGCCGTCAGTTCGTCGCTGGCGCTAGGCTCTAGCTCTAACGTGGTCGCTACAATGGCGCTTGCCTGTTGGCGTATTTGGCGAATCCGTTGCCGGTCGCTGCGATTATTGCGATTGCCTGCCTTCATGCTGTCCTGCTCTCGTAAGATGCGATTCGCCCAGTCCCTGCCAGCGTTGCCGCCCCACAAATACCAGGCAATGGTGCCTGCTGTTGGGCCGCCGTCTGATTCACGTTGATCTGGCCGATAGTTCTTTTGGTGCCGGCTAAAAAAGTTCGCCATGCGCTGGATCGTGTCCAGTCCGATAGCGTCACCATTTGCCAGGTTGGTGGCTCGCTGCACACCACTACCAATGCCCTGATCGCTGGCTTCGGCGTTCGATAGTCCACCGCGCCCCCACTTCTTGCGGAGGTCAAGCCCGCGGCGGGCGGCGCTACGAACAGGTTGTGGCGGCACAAACGAATCAGCCATAGTCGAAAAAAGGAAATGAAAAAGCGGCGTGCAAACCGGATTGCTCCGATTCACACGCCGCTGGTCGTTAGACGGTTAGACGTTTAGATATTTAGTTGATGCTACTGGCGGGAGTCGAACCCGCTACGACATATTTATTATAGTGATTCTCGTGTCGCTCGCTCACTCTGGGCGTGTGCCGACCACGAAGCACATCAGTATGCAGTAAAAAGGCTTGCGCTTGCCTTACTCGCTACGTTTAGTATAGCACAGTTTTTGCAAAAAGTGAATAGTCAGTTTTTAGCTTATCCCCCTGTTTACTACCGCATCAAACAGCCGCCGCGCTGGTTGCTCCTGGTCCGTGGCAATATCGTCTGTCGTTGGCCAGCCACGTGCCGCCATGTGTGCCGCCTGCTCTTGCGGGTCCATCACGTAGGGGCCGTAGGAGCGGCCCGTCTTGCGACTGCGCACGGCGTTGCCTAGCGTGCTGACAATAGCGTTGGACGTGCTCGTAATCTGGTATGTCCAGTGGCGCCCCAGGTCGCCCGTGCGCGTGTAGGTTGGCGACGGGGCCGGCGCATACAGCGTGTAATTGCCCAGGTGGTCAATAAGGTGTGCGGACACCGCCTCTACGCCGTCGTGCAGGATGTCGCGCATATCGATGTTGCCTAGGTCGGTATTGTCACGCAGGACGATTTCGATCATGCTATCCGTCTCCAAACATCTACTCTACATGCCCCATAACGCTCTCGGTTAGCTATGGAGCAAACTGAATGAGTGAAATCAACTTGACCAATTCCTGCTGCTTTCCCGACTGCACTTCAAATTGCACACCGTTGTCGCCGTCATACGGCAATCGATGATCGCGCTTGCTGTGCAAAATATTGACCGGAACACCCATCGGAAAGGCAGCGCACGCCAGCGTCTCACCGTCTGGATTTCGGTCAAAGTGCTTACAGTAAATACAGATAGCCGGTACAACTTGCATGGCACCTCACTTGATATTTAGCATCTTCCGCAATTCCGTAATACGCGCCCTCGCCTGGTCGCGCTCCTCGCCGCGCGGCATGTCGCTTGTGTACGTGTAATTATCCGTCCAAACGGCTGGATTGGCAATAGCGTCGAGCATCGTTTCAAACTTCTTGACGAACGCCGAACGGCTACCCCCTTTGTGCTGCAATGCAGCAAAAGCTTCTGCAAAGTTCTCTAGCGTGTTTGCGGTAGCGTACTCTGATAGTGCCTTGGTTGCCCTATTGCTTCCGCGCCAAATCTCCAGGGTTTCACTGACCAGGCCAAAACCATCAAGAGACACCGTGTCATTCCACGCTTTATTGCTGGCCTTTAACCATCCGTCTACCAAATGCCCGAACTCATGCGACAAGATAGATTCTATACTGTTGTCGGCATCAACCCACTTCCCCGACTTCATCTGCTCCAGTGCATCGCTAAAACCAACCGGATCGCCGTAGTACCTTGGATTTAAGCCTATCTGCTTGCCGCTTTCATAGTAGGCGTGCGCAATTGCGTTGCCGAATTGGTCTGATTGTTGGTTAGTGAATGGCGGCGTCTTGCCCCTGTACGTACCGACGTATTCCAGCCGCTTTGCTACATCTGGATACTTCTGGGCGAGCTTATCAAATTGCGCCAGCGTTGGATTGATTGTGTTAATGTGGGCGCCGTCAAAGTCCCATGTAATATTCGGATAACTGCGGCTTGCCCACTGTGCCGCCTGATCGAGCGATGCGAATTGCCCAACCGGTGGTAATGGCTGCTCAGGCTGCGTTTGCTCAAAATCGGCTATATCAACTACGCCAGAAATCCAGCACCGACACCTGACGTGCCGGGGCGGCATAACACCGCCCGGGAATCCTTCGCTAATTAGCGCCACGGTTTGGTTCAGCGGCCCACATTGCGGGCAGACTCGTTCATCACCCACAGCCTGCCACCGAATGCGCTTTACGACTCGACTACCCCTGTAGGATTCCAGCGTACCCTGCGCATACGCCCTGGTGATCTCCGTGGTTGCGACCATTTCAGATCTTGTCCGGCCAAACACCGTCCTATCCAACTGTTGCACCAACTGGCCATAGCTCAGGTTGTTGTTAATCCACTCGCCAAAGATAGTGCGCAGCCCTGTCTCCGTAGTGGCTGACATTGTTTCGGCCAGGGCGTTGGCATAGCCACCACCAAGCCCGCCGCCCATCTGGCCGCCGCCCGTGACCCATTGCAATGCGTTGACGTTGATCATGTCCCAGTCCACACCGCCAACGACCACGGGCGCTTTGCCTACGCCAAGAATGGCCTCAACCTGCTGTCGGCCCACATCGGCGCCGAGCAGTACGCTATCGGTCAGCATGTCAACCAGCGCATCACGGATAATGTCACGGCTGGAGCGCCAGCGCTCGATGGCCTTGTCTACCGTCACATTGCGCACGGTGGTATTTGTCGGCGCCACTTTCAGCAGCACAGCCTGAAACGCTGCGTAAATGCGCTTGGCGTGTTTGTTCTCTAACGCCGTGCGCTCTGCATCGCTACCATCCTCGCCGGGTAAATTACGGGTAGCTTTGCCACTCACGAAAAAAGGTGTCGTCAGGTGCGACCCCCTGGCGCACTTCAGTGTAGATGGATTCTAATTCGGATTGCGTCAAATAAGCTGCCTTAAACGCTGACCAATGCCGGTCCGATTTTCTCTTTAACCACTTGCGGTAGGCTTTTGCTTCCTGTTGGCGCATGTCTGTGCCAACCTCTAACGCCTGGTCCTGCGGTTGATCGAGCGATGGCGTGTCCTGCGGTGCCGGCAATTGGCGTTGCGGCTGTGTAATCACGGAATCGACGGACGGCAGCAGGTCAACGGGTAGAGATAACATGCGGAATAACGGCTCGGCGGGAACACCTACGCCCATGCCGGCCGACACCGCGCGGAATTTAGATTCCAACTCAGTCGGTGAGTCCGTACTGATTGGCGGCATACCGTAGATAGCCCGTGCCTCGTCTTTGGTGATGATCCCACTCTTGATGTGATAATCATGCACCACGAACTGTTGCCCCATGCCCACTGCCGCCTCTGATTGCTGCATCGGTTCAGACATCAAACGAGCGCCGCGATCATCCGGCAACGGCGGCAAATTGTAGAATTTCTGCCGTACTTCGTCAATGGTTTGCACCTGTCCGGCAGCGGTTTGTTCGGCTATAATCATGGCACGATCTGCCACACGGATGTCATCAAATGCGCCGATAAAGTTGTCGCCATAGGCCGGCAACACGTTGTTGGTGATTGTTTCGGCGATAGACACCAGTTGCGGCCACACGGCCATTTCGACAAACGTGGCCTTACCGGCCTTGGCGTTGGCCTCTGTGGCGTTGACGGCTAGAATGGACGCTAGTCCCGGCGCGTAGATTGAGTAAATTTCCTCTTTGTTGAACGTGCGGCCGGCCAGGAATTCCATATCTTTTTGTGACACAGCCATGCTGATCCACTGCACGCCGCCTTTGCCGACATTGCGTAGCATCATCAGTGCCCGCTTGGTACCACCGTGCTTGGCGTTGATATCGGCCTTGATTTTCTCCCATGCGTCATTCTCGATAGGATCGGCAAACGCAATGGCCCCCGGCATCTTGGCATTGTCTTTGTCGAATAGGTTTGTGTTCCACTTTTGCATCGCCAAATCGCCGGCGGCAATAGTGGACAGCGATTCAAGCGGTGACATCCCAACGAACGGATTAAGTGGATGGTAGCTTTTGAAATGGACAATCTCGTGCGGCTCCAATGGTAACTCATCACCGTTGTCAGTCTCGTACATGTAGCCCCGGATGAACAACTTGCCATCCGGTACGGGCTTTACACGGTAGGAGGGAATCACCCAAATCTCATCGGGCGCGGCGTTTTCATTCTTGCGATTTAGCCACCAGTAGGCGTTACCAGTTAGGCGGTGATAGCTGACCGTGGATTCCAGTAATTCAAAGCGGCTCTGTAGTGGATTAGGCCGGCGCAATAATAGTTCAAACGGGTGATTCTCTACCGCCTCTGTCTTTTCGCCGTTCAGCTTTGATACACTAAATGCTGTTGTGGCTGCCGTGCGTGCCACGGCTGACACAGAAGATTGCACCCATGATAGCTTCTGGTATAATTCAAGCTGCGTCCGCGGTAGCCCCATACTAGGGATGTTGTCACCCTCTTGTTCGGCAGACATCCGCAGCCAATCCGCCTGCACCCGGTCGGCCTTGCGATACCCAAAACGCTCAGCCAGTCTATCGATGATTCCCACTGTATGCCGCCTTTTTTAATTGGTTACCCGTTGGCAATGGCTCCCGCCCCAGAGCTTTGCGCCAGTACTGCGCCATGCCCACGCTGAGCCGATGCGCTGTCTCCGCGTCGCCACTACTGATGGCAACCATGTCAACTGGCTGGCCATCCATGCTGTAGATTCGGAGCACGCCATCAATCATGCGTGCCTGCAATGTGATGGCGGTAGTTGGTTGCGTCATGCC